CTCGACGATTACCAGTACCATAGGTGGCGCAAGCTAGGACTACTTCAGGCGAAAACCGCTGAAAACTCACAATACGTGAGCGATGCGGCCTATAAACCCGAAGGTACCTTATACCGTGACGCCAACGGGTGGTCCAACGCTCTGCATCGTCATGTATGACGATGTCACCGAGGGCTTCTGGCCCTCGACAAGATCGAATCCCGGTAGGGATGCAATCCAGAGCACTAAACCAAGCGCGCATACCATCACCCATGCCGCTCGCGGCAAGACGGTGATTAAGAGCACGCAAACCGTTAGCAACAGCGATATAGTCTTGAGGTCCATTTGGTTCTTCCTTGAGAAAGTACGGCCTTACAGGCTTCCCATTAAAGAAGTCTTGACCGCAACTCTCTCGGAACGCGTCATCGTCGAAGAACGACTTTTCAGCATTCAAAGAGAACCCCAGAAACTCCAAGACCGACTTCAGAGGACGATACACATCGTTCTTGACGATGATATCGTCGCCGAACACAAAGACGTCTCTACCGAGGATGCCTATGTGGCCGCACTGACGTGCGACCACGGTGGCTACCGCAGCAAAGATGATTGTCTCAAGTTCGAACGTGAAGCCGTTCCCCATGCTTGAAAACTTCTCAAGCACGACCCATTTGCCGTCAATAAGCGTCTTGCTACTCCGAAGAGCGGCAAGTTGCTCATACCAGCGATGGGGTAAGAGAACCTTGACCAGGTTCCTACTTACGGTGTCGCTTGCGTTTGAGAGATCTAGAGTTGCAAACTCTTTCGTGACAGATGACACCCGGGCGACCTGCCCGTGGATGGTCTGTACATGATCCAAGTCCCAGCGGCCGGCAGTCGACTTCTTCAGTCGCTGTCGAAGCTCTCTCCCGAGAGCAAGCTGATAAAAGACGTTGATATCTGGCTCGGCTGCGATAGCCCGATCAGTCTTCGACGTCTTCGGAACCGTTGCGAAACGGTTCCCTGGGACAAAGGAGATCTCTCCGCAATGTGCAGCTATAGCGCTGCCCCACTGTGTACCTAACCACTGTGGTAGATACCAGATGGCATTGCGGGTCAATGATGGGGCGGTCGACATTTTGTCGGGTACAGTGGTTCTCCCGCCTTTCTTGGAGTACGTAGCGCCCGGCCCGAACCGGCCCAATGCCAAAGCATTGGGCCCCCGGCCGATCCAACCCTTTATCACTTTTCTCACCTCAAGGAGGAATTCCCCGAGACGCCTATCCCCGTCATCAGCGCAAGGCAAGCCTGGCGCACAATGTTCCGGAAGATAGGGTGAAAGGCGTTCGTTGGCACGGTAGCAATCCCTCTCGCCTTCCCACCACTTCTTCACGGCGTTCGCACGCCGATCATGGGTAGTGGGAAGTTTCTCGTATTTCCGCAACAGCCCTGCGGCTGCGGCGTCACGAGCGTAGAGAGACGCGTCCGTGTAGCTACGTGGATCCGGAGTCACCTCCGAGATCCCATCCCAGTCACCCTTTCGTAGCATCTCTGCTATAGAAAGAGCTAAAGGAGTACCAAGGCCCTCGTAGAGACGAAGGGCAATCCGCGTCAACTCACTCGGCAGCGAATGTTTGGGCATACGGTTTCTCTTAGACCGTCAGGTCGCTGAGTAACCGTTGGCGATCGCTTGCTTGATCAGAGAAGCCGCCAGGAGATTACACGCCTGGTAGACTGCCTCGTTGATCTCGCCAGCGGGAATCCCTTGCGGGACCATCGCCGTGCCCTGGATCACCACTTTGTCCTTCGCCGCGTACAGCGTCGTGGTCGTGTCCTGAACAGCATACGGAGCAACATAGTTAAAGTTGCTCTGACGTGCCGTCTTCGGACCGTTCCACTTGGCCTGCAAAGCGAACGACTTGCGGAGACCCAACGGCAAACCTGCCGGAGCGCCAGTGTCCTGACGCCAGATGGCGGGCGAATTGTCGCCCCCGGAACCGCTCACCCCGTCGTACGTGATGTCGGTGACGCCGTCAGCTTTCTTGACGGTAACGTTTGCAATGGTAGGCATTGCTTACCTTTCTTCGCAGCTTCACGCTGCATGGAGGTTATAAACCCAGCGGCTATACGCCGCATCGGGGTTCTGAATCGTCACTTCTTCGGGAGTTGCTGCATGAGGAGAGAGACCGCAGTGGTCGCCCTCATCAGCCCTGGCGCCTTGAAAGGACGGAACTGCAGGGATGGGAGAGTCAATCCCACTCCACGACGCATACCAGTGCATGGGCTAATCACATCGTAGTAGACACCTCCGCCGTATACCCAGGACCCATTTTGTAGGTACTTGTAACGGTCTTCGTTGTACTTGCGATATGACGCTTTAACACTTAGTGTCGTGTATCCGCCTGATACGGATAAACCGTATAAGTCTGATGCCGACCCAAGAACATCGCCTAGAGTGTTCACCCAGTCAAAAACAAACGACCAGGGTACTAAGTTCCAAGCAGTCTCAACTGGGTTTAACAACCCCAGCTGGTTAGCAAGCCACAAGTTAGGGTTAGTAACTCTGACCTGACAACCTTGGGTAGATCGGACCTCCCCTTTGATGTTCGTGTACGCAAGCCGCCTCCAAGACTGGGGGTAGACCGCGTTCACGTTAGTAAAATCTACCGGCACGGCAAGGTCCCCTTGGAAGGGGCTTCCGGTGCTAGCCTTGACGGCGAACGGTAGGACAAAGGGGGATTGGAGAACGTTTACAGCCGAGTAGATATCCTTTATTAGAGGCTCCCACCCGAGGTGAGCTTCGAGAAACAGGGATGCTACCGTACGATCAGACTGCCATTTAGGAGCCTGATTCGTAAGTCCACGACGAGCCTGCCACCTTGTGGGTAGAGACTTGTTCACGCCCGCGAGGGCGGCCCATGCGTCACCGAAGCGTCCTTTCCGTAAACCCTTCACAAACTGCAAAATTTGTGAAGATCGCTCAGCTACCATACGGTATGACTGACCGATTTCTCCGAGTGCCTCACCGAGCGAAGCAGATCCGTTCTGTTGGATCTTGCCCATAAGCTTCGCATACGACCGGTTGGTCGTATCAGTGCACACTCTGGGGAACAGAGAACTAATGGTGTCTGGGTTACCATACGTCAACGTCTGGTGGGCCCACATCTTCTCCCCAGTACTAGACTGGGGTCCGACGGAGCTCCTTCGGGCTTCGTATGAGAGCACCATGGTCTTATCGATTGGGCGGGTCTGCTTCCAACCCTTCCTGTAGGAAGAGTCGAGAGCAGTGCCTGACCCACCTATCGTTTCAGACCACTCTGTAATAGGGCTTGCCATGGATTACTCCTACCTGCGTGACTAATGCAGGTGACATGCCCACTAGCCTAGGCGGCTAGGGTATTCAGGAGAAGTGATACACGTCACCGGCTGGAACGCCGGATCAGGATCCCCCTCCCCTGCTTTAGACTACGACCACGGCTTCGCTGCCGCTGGGCGGGTGTTGAATCCACCCCATTCGAGTTGGTATACTCGAATGAAGTAGCCTAAGCAACTAGACATACCAGTCTAGTAGAGGATGCCCG